AAAACTAAAGGTGGAATTATTTTTTCCCAAGAATCTTTAGATAAAGCAAGAATAGCTACAAACTGTGGTTATGTTTTGAAAATGGGTGATCTTTGTTACGCAGACAAAGATAGATTTAAAGAACCTTGGTGTAAATTAGGAGATTGGGTGATCTTCGCAAGATATGCAGGATCACGATTACCAATAGAAGGTGGAGAAGTGCGAATACTAAACGATGACGAAGTGTTAGGGACAATAAAAAATCCCGAATCAGTTCTTCATTACATTTAACATAGGAAGGAACTATGCCAGAAGAAGAAAAGAAAACGATTGATGTAGGTGAGGCTAATGAAGTCGCAACTGAAATCGATCTAGATAAACCAGCGGAGCAAGCAAAACCCGTTGAAGAAGAGAAAGTTGAGGTTGAACAGGTAGAAGAAAAACCTGTAGAAACTAAAACAGAAGAAACAAAAGATGAGAAAGCAGACGAGTTAAAAACTTATAGTGAAGGCGTTCAAAAACGTATTGCTAAGTTAACTCGAAAAATGCGTGAAGCAGAAAGACAAAAAGAAGAAGCTTTAGCATTTGCTCAAAGTGTAAAACAAGAAAGAGATAGTCTACAAAGTAGATTCGTGAAAGCGGATAAATCTTACGTGTCTGAATTTGAAACAAGAGTCAAATCAAACATGGAAGCTGCAAGATCAGCTCTTAGAACAGCTATCGAAGCAGGAGATGTAGATGCTCAGGTTAAAGCACAAGAACAAATGGCAACTCTAAATGCAGATGCAGTTAGATTAGCTTCTTTAAAATCACAGCAAGAAACAGAACCAAAAGTAGAAAAACAAGTTAATGTAAGCCCGTCACAAGCTGAACAACCTGTTAGAACTGACCCTAAAGCAGAAGCTTGGGCAGCTAGAAATAGCTGGTTTGGTAATGATACTGCTATGACTTATACTGCATTTGACATGCATAAAACACTCGTAGAGAAGGAAGGGTATGATCCACAATCTGACGAATATTACGAGGAAATTGACAAAAGATTAAGGGTTGAATTTCCAAATAAATTTGATAAGGTGGCGGATACTACTACAGAAAAAGCAAAACCTGCTCAAACTGTAGCTTCAGCAAGACGACCGGCTAATACAGGTCGCAGAAAAACTGTGAAGCTCACACCATCACAAGTAGCAATCGCTAAAAGATTAGGTGTGCCACTCGAAGAGTACGCAAAACAATTAAACGTGAAGGAAGGAGCGTAACATGGAAGATAAAAAAATAAGAACTTCTCACGCGAGTCAGACAAGAGACAAGGTTAAAAGACCTACTACTTGGACTCCCCCGTCATCTTTAGATGCACCCCCTGCGCCTGATGGATTCAGACACAGATGGATAAGAACCGAGACTATGGGCTTTGATGATACAAAGAACATGTCAGGTAAAATAAGATCTGGATGGGAGCTTGTAAGAGCTGATGAATATCCAGGTACTGATTATCCAAGTGTCAAAGAAGGAAAATACGCAGGAGTGATCGGAGTTGGTGGCCTAGTGCTCGCTAGGATACCTGAAGAGGTTGCCAAAGCGCGTGAAGAATACTTTAGAAGACAAACTAAAGACAAAGACGACGCCGTAAACAACGACCTTATGAAGGAAGAGCACCCAAGTATGCCAATCAATCAAGAGAGGCAGACACGTGTAACCTTCGGTGGTACAAAGAAAAGCTAATTATTTAGCGATTCCTAAATCACTGAATTTTTATAAGGAGAAAAAAAACTATGGCTAACGCTAACACACAAGGATTCGGATTAAGACCGGCTATGAGAGTGGGCAATACACCTGCTATTCAAGGTCAGTCGAAATACGAGATCGATGCTGGCGAAACTAATGCTATTTACAATGGAGAGCCTGTAAAAGTTGATATAAGCGCCTCAACAGGTGGATATATCGTAACAGCTGCTGCCGGAACTGCTATGGTTGGAACTTTAAATGGTGTAACATTTACAGATGCTACAACTTTAAAACCAACTTTTAGTAACTTCTACAAAGCAGCAACAACTCCAGCGAATAGTGAAGACGTAACAGCATTCGTGAATGATGATCCTTTTCAAGAATACATCATTGCAACAGACGCTACACTGGGAGGCACGTTGGCATTAAGAAAATCCAAAATCGGATTAACTTATGCAACAACAGCTTCAGCCGGTGACGACACAAACGGACGATCTTCTTTAAGACTAGGCATCTCAACTGCAGCAACAACTGCAAAACAATTGAGAATGGTTAGAATTGCAGAAGACGTTGAAAACCAAGATCAAACAGCTGCGAACTGTTCAGTTATCGTAAAAGTTAACTTGCATCAGTACTTAGTTGGATCTTTAGCAACAGGCATATAATAGGAGAATAAATTATGGCAATATCAAGACAACAACTAGTTAAAGAACTAGAGCCAGGATTGAACGCTCTGTTCGGCCTGGAGTATAAAAGATATGATAACGAGCACGCTGAAATCTACGACACAGAAAACAGTGACAGAGCTTTTGAAGAAGAAGTAATGTTATCTGGTTTCGGAAATGCGCAGACTAAAGCAGAAGGTTCTGGAGTATCATTCGATGATGCACAGGAGACTTTCACATCTCGTTACCAACACGAAACAATAGCTCTTGCATTCGCTATCACAGAAGAAGCGATCGAAGACAACTTGTATGACAGACTTGCGTCTAGATATACAAAAGCATTAGCAAGATCGATGGCAAACACAAAACAAGTGAAAGCTGCCGCGACTCTTAACAATGCATTCGACTCAAGCTTCAAAGGCGGAGACGGTAAAGAGTTATGCGCAACTGACCACCCTACATTAGCGGGAAGTTTCAAAAATGAGTTAAGCACAAGTGCTGACTTAAACGAAACTTCTTTAGAACAATCTATGATTGACATCGCTCAGATGACTGACGAGAGAGGTCTTAAGATTGCTGCTAGAGGCGTAAAAATGATCATTCCAAGTGAATTACAATTCACAGCGGAAAGATTAATGAAGTCTCAAGGTAGAACTGGTACAGCTGACAATGATATCAATGCAATCGCTGCAATGGGAATGATTCCACAAGGTTATGTGATCAATCACTTCTTAACTGATAGCGACGCGTTCTTTATCAAGACAGATGTTCCTAACGGTATGAAGATGTTCGTAAGAGCACCTATCAAAACTGCTATGGAAGGTGACTTCGATACTGGAAACGTTAGATACAAAGCTAGAGAGAGATATTCATTTGGATTCTCAGACCCTAGAGGTATCTTCGGATCACCAGGAGCGTAATCTAAATAATTTAATGGGGCGCCCTAAAAGCGCCCCATTTTAAAAGCAAAAGGTATATATGGATTTTAGAGTACAGATCAGAGCCTACGGATATTATGCAAGTTTCGAAATTAGCTGTGAGGACAACAGCGAATCCTTCGAAAATACACTAGTTGACAAACTAGGCAAAAATGATATTATCTGGGAAAAAGATGGATTTACTAATAAGTCCAAAGTTTGGATAACCTATGAGGAGGTTAATAATGCAAACGCACATAAGGGACCTATACAAAGTGAAGAGGGGTCTCGAGACAGAGTGGGCAGTCCAGCAGCGTGATCACCAAAGATATACTTTGGATATGGTCAGGATTGACAACAAAATAAGAGAAGTTGTTAATCAAATTAAGCAAGAAGAAGCTAAGTTAGCAAATCTTGCTAATAAAATTGACGATGCTGCACCCAGCGTTTCAGTAGCTACGTAATAAAAAGCTACATTTCAGAAAGTACACTTTCACTACGCAATCTCTTGCACTCTTTACAAAATAAGAGTATATTCTTGACACTGTATAATTAAAAGAACATAGACGAGTACAGTCGACGGCCTAGAGACTATGTTCGCAAAACTAGGAGGATATAAACATGGCAAATACTACATTTAAAGGACCAGTAACTTCCCTTAATGGATTTATTGGTGGACCAAATAAAAACGCAGGTGATACGCAACAAGGTGGAAAAAACACTTACTCGTTTGCGAGCACTTCAACAGTTACAGATGGAACTAATACTCTAGATGCAACTGAGAACGAAGGCGTTTTAATTTATGTCGATAATGGAGCTGCTGGTAACGCTATCTATGCTTTTTCAGATGGAACAAACTGGAAAAGAGTAGACACAGGCGGAAACATAGCAAGTTCATAATAATTATGTGGGTGAGAAAAGCCGGACCGTTAAGGATCTTGGATACTCACCCGCACCATAAGGAGAAAAATACAAAATGAAAAGTGATGTAAAAGCAGTAAGAGTTACAGGAACTGGAACAGTTTTCGCAGGAAGAACAAGATTAAGAGGATTAATTCTTGCATCTGATGGTGGTGGAGCAGGAACTGTAATTTTACAAGACAACACTAGTAGTGCAACTTTATTTCAAGGAGACTGCCCAAGCGGTGATGTCTTTGCATTTAACATACCAGAAGATGGTGTAGTTTTTCCAGGCGGAATGAAAGTTTCTACTATTACAAATATCGCAGGTGCAACTTTCCTGATAGATAAGTAGGAGGTTAGATGGCTACATCTGGAACTACATCGTTCGATCTTCCGATCGACGAGATCATCGAAGAAGCATTTGAAAGAACAGGTATGCGTGGTAATCGTACTGGTTATCAATTAAAAAGCGCAAGACGTTCTTTAAATATAATGTTTTCCGAATGGGGAAACAGAGGTGTACATCTTTGGAAAGTAAAACAAGCAACAGTTCCATTAGTAGAAGGTCAAGCAGAATATAATTTTGCAAATGATAATACTAATTTTCCACAAGATATAAGTGATGTATTAGAAGCTTTTGTAAGAAACAATACTACAGCTACAGCACCAGTTGATACTACATTAACTAAAATAGATAGATCAGCATACGCTGCATTAGCTAATAAATTATCAAAAGGTACACCATCACAATATTACGTACAAAGAACTGTAGCACCTAGTATATTTTTATTTCAAACACCAAGTTCTTCTTTTTCAGGATCTAACTTTCAATTAAAATTTTTCTATGTGGCTAGAATACAAGATGCTGGCGCATATACAAATGAATCAGATGTAGTATATAGATTCATACCTTGCATGACTGCAGGATTATCTTACTATTTAAGTCTAAAATATTCACCAGAAACGGTTCAAGCAAACAAATTAATTTATGAAGATGAGTTTAAAAGAGCGTTAGATGAAGAT